CCTTTAGCTGGGCCTGAGCAGATTCAATCCTAGTATTGAATTGATCCGCTTTGTTTGCGTAATCAATCTCGCCCTTAAAGTTTTTTCTGGCGTAAGGATCCCTAATAAACCTGAAATCAATACCTGATGGGTTCGGATTTACCGGACTGGCATAAGCCATGGCAGAACCAATCGGTTCCACCGGATCTGCCTCTTTTTGGTCAAAATCAACATCCTCAAGTTTAACTGGGTCGATCCCGACGCCTTTTGAGTCAGGTAGGCGACTAGCTCCCTTGGAGTCGTTAAGGATGTTTTCTAGGCTCATTTGTTAAATTATCCTAAAGCCCGTGTTGTCCCGCTATTTGCGTTTGCTCTCCGTGCTGATTCTCTGTTTGCCTGTTTGTTTGCTTCAATCTTTGCGTCTTTAGTTGCTTTTCTGTCAGCACTCTTCATTTTGTCATACCAATCCCCGCCTTGGTTATTGGCTTCTGATACAGATAGTCCTTTTTTCCACTTCTTCGGTTTCCACTCCTCCGGAAAATCCGTAAGGATAGGAACCGAGAAAACTCCCGATTCGCCATCCATGGATTAAACCTCGTCGGCTACTTCGAGAACAGTTGGGGATAAGGTGAAGCTGAACATATAATTTGCCGTATTTACGTTGTCCTGACCGGCAACTATGTTCCTTGTGATCGTCATTTTTAATGGACGATCTGCGGTAGCAGTAGCGTTGTATGCACGATAAAACTGCTCTACGAAAGCCAGCATGATTTTCCGGATGTCGCCGGTGCTTGCATTTGCCTCTGTATTGGTAAGCTCTGCAACTGTTACGTTGCTAGATGCGCTACCGGTTGTGAATGTTACGGTATTTGATCCGGAATTGGCTGAATAGCCGGCTCCGAGCCAAGTTGTAGGTGTTTGTGTGTATGCCATATTGTCTCCTTTTTTAAGCCATCATTGGCCCTTCATTTGGATTTTTCTTTTTCTTTCTAGCTAAGTCGTTTGCGTCGGCAGTGCCACCGGATGCCGGAGGCCCATTGTAACCGACGTCTCCCTCATATTGTGGAGTCTTTGGTGTTTGTATTGCCTTCGAGTCTGTTGCGGGAGCGTTCTCTTTGTATGGAACTTCTAAAGGCTTATCGCTAACACGGGCAAATGCGCTTTTATCGATAGAACCATCCTTCTTGAAGAAATCGTAAGGTTTAGCTACCTCTGGTTTTGCGCTCGCCATTTCCATCTTCTGCTTGTCGGAGTCCTTGGACATGTCTTGGATCTTCTTGTCGCCACTTCGTTGCGCCAATACAGACTGCCATTCTTTATCCGAATCCAGCTTGGATGCGTCGTAATTATTGCGAGCCATAGCGGAAATACGATCCTTGTCATTTAGAGCATTATAATCTGCCTTCTTCGTTGGTTGTACTCCGTTTGTTGTATTGTAGTCGTCGATATTTCCGGCCATGTAGATCTGTTGAATGTCCTTGGTGGATTGCTTCCTTGCGCTTTTTTCGTCCATACCACCAGCAACTAGCTCTTTGTACCTATTAGACTTTAACCCATCAATCCTGTCCTCGGTTGCCTGAGTAGTTGTGCCGACGGAGCCGATTGACCCATCCTCATTCTTTAGAGATGTTGTGGTCTTTCCATCCTTTACCTCTCTTCCGGTAACTATTTGTGGCATCTCACCCATTCTCTTGTCAATGTCTGCAAACTGAGTACGATCCGCTACATAACCTCTCTCGTTGCGCTCACGCTCTCTGTCAAAAGTAAGCGTTCTTCCGCTTGCTAGCCTTCGATTATCCTCGTCTCGCAGTGCGCTTGCACGAACCCCCTTATCGTACTCCATTTTGATTTGCTCACGTTCGTCTTGATACTCATTCCTAGCCCGTGCATCGCTCATTTTCCTTTCGGCACTATTGTCAGTGCTGTATCTGCTATTTAGTGCCAAACCGTCCTGAGCAGTCTGAATGTCTTTAAGTCTTTCACCCATTGGGCCTTTGTTAAATTGGGTATCATAATCACTTACCGCAGAGGGACGTGTTTTCTTGAATGCGTTATACGATTCAGAATCAGTGTATCCATAGCCTTCCTTGTCTTTGTTTTCCTTGGCTTTAAGCTCAGGAGAGAATCCAGCCGGTTGATTTGTTTCAACTGGCTTAGTAGATCCAGACGGCTGAGATCCGCCAACCTTACCTTCTGCGTTAGCTACCCCTGCAACCTGAACTTCCCCATTATTGGAAGATGGCTCGGGTACGGGTTTTGAATTGTTTCCAGTGGTGGGATTATTTTTCCCGTATCCTTCGATAATGTCCTTATTATATTGCGGATTAACAACCCTCTTTCCCTCTGTATTGGTAATCATTACGTCACCACTGCGACCAACATTGTCGTCGTATTGCTTCCACTGCTCTTGAGGAGACTGTCTCCTGCGTCCAAGCATGTCGTAGTTTTGGCTTAACTCAGCCTGAAATGCCTCTTTTTCAGCAGAGGTAGCGGTTGCACCCCTCTCGGCATCAAACCGATAGCTGTTTTTATCTTTGTCCGGTAAGTCCTTGTACCATTTTGAGGCTTTTGAAACTAAGTCGCTCTCTTCTACTTCGCTTAACCTTCTGCCACGTTCACTTGGGTTACTGCGACGCTGGGCAATCTTGTTTGCTCTGAGTTTTTCGTAATATGCTCCGAAACCAGTATCCACGTCAGGCCCAGTGTAGGTGCTTTTTTCAGCCATATAATGTTGTTAGAAGGACAACATCTGGTGTCAAGCATCACTCAGGCGTAACGTCGTAGTGAGATGCATTACTTCGATAGAATGTTATCACGTATGTTTTAAGCAAGCCTCCTAACGAGGCTTGAGTACTTCCGTTCTTAATTCCCGTAGCGAGTGTCATTTTTGTTGGCTTACTTGCACCAAGTTGAGCTATTCTTTGTTCAATAAATACCATAATCGCATAAGCCAACTTCCTTGCGTCACCAGTAGTTTGATTTGCTTCACTATTTGTAAGCTCTCCCAGCTTAATTGAATGATTAGAACTAGCAGTGCTAAACGTAATTATCTTATTTGCTGATGAATACGAATATCCTGTTCCAAAAAATGATGAGGGTGATGTATCGTATGGCATATTATGGTTCTGGATCTATTGCAAGAGATCCGGTTTCCGGAATTAAGTCAAATTCGAAAGTGAATTTTTCTATAACCCCTACTCCGCTTGTTTGAAGAGTTGTAGCAAAGTCTGTTTTTACACATGTTGTATCTATTGTCTCGATCATCTCACAAAGGGCATGGCATACCTCACGGAAATCTCCTGTTGTTGGATCTGCCTCTGTTCCGGTGAGGTTTGGTAATGATATGACTGGGGTTGCCGAAAGTGCTGATGTTGCGGTTGCATTTGAACCCCCTGAGGCGACGCTCCCCGTAATCGTAACTGTTGGGCTTGTTGTGTACCCCAATCCCCCACTCGTGATAGTTACACTTTTAACGTTATATTTGAAAGTCTTAGTTACGTTGGAGTCAGCTATGCCACCACCGGAAACTGTTATTGTTGGTTGTGCGCTATAAGTGCCATTATTTTTATTTATCGTGGCCGATTTCAGCCTGAGAGCTTGTGTGAAGTTGTTTGATATTAAAGCGTCATCCAGATTTGTATTAGCATAAAGGCCTACGGCATTTACGGTAAGTAATCCTGCGTATCCACCCCCAGCTTCAGTCACCGTTACTCTTGAAGATGCTGTTGCTTGACTCATTCTGACTGCTTTGATGGCACAAGCAGATGTGCTTATTGCGCTAGATGCGAATGAAATATCAAAACTCGATTCAGTAGCAAGATCCTGACCCAACGGATCCGTATAGATGTTTGTTACAGATAGGTTTAAGTCATTTGTAGGGTATCTTCCACCAGTGGTCAGGCTTATCACATTTGACGGCATGGCAGATACAGTATTAACGAAAAGCTCCAACGTTTCAAAAACAGTGATCGTACCTTGATTATATGGATCTGGATATTCAGCTTCTCTACTCATCCAAAACGAGTTACCCGCATTTGCATAGGTAATACCATTACCAATCCAACTACACACTGATGATCCGCTACTTATTGTTGCGACTGGGGATTGTGCTACGTTTTCGACGGGTTCAGTGGAATAGATGTTACCCGTCCAACTTCCCGCCAAAGTAGTAGTAGTCCCAGCAGTAAATAATGATAGATCCTGAGCAATAAGAAAACTTACCGGTTTAACATTGTTTGTTGCCACGCCGACCGTTGTATTCCCGCTAGAAAAGGGTGATGTGTTAGTTATGAGGATGGCCGGAGTTCCCCCGTTTTGAATCCTGAAATAAAACTGAGTGGAAGATGTGAACGAGGTGACAAGGTAGGATGGTACAGTTTTGAGGCGTAATGATCTGTCAAGGAGTTCTGCCCTTGATTCAGGAGTAGTCCAGTTAGTCGCATATATAGTCGATCCTTCGATATATCCGTCTCCGTCTGATGTTATTGATGCTGTTGCAAGAACTGCGCTTGGATTGGCTATATCAACAATCTCAACTTGTACTTGTGATTCCGCTGGATAAATACCCCCGCCTGATGCTGGCGTTGGGGTTGTTAAGCTGGCAACATAAAGCTCCGATGCGGAATCAAATGATATTACTGCGTCTGTGCTTGTGCCATTTTCTCCTGAAACTGATAATGTTGGAGGAGTATTTATATTGTAAAAGTGATCACCCGTAGCAGATAAAGATTGCAACCCATACGCCGGTGACGCATTGCTATTGCCACTCATACTTATTTGTACTGAGTTTGGTTGTGATGTCGAAATCAGTGACGTTGCGCCAGTAGATCCAAAATCTAAGCTCTTTAACTCAAGCGAACATTCCCCTACTGCTCCACTGCCTGATCCGCCTGAGAATGCAACTGAAGCGTTTGGTGTCGTATAGGATCCACCATCAGTAACCGTTACGCTTGCAACCTTCTTGCCCGTGTACCCATCAATCGTGAAAGATATGGTATCTCCCGTTGCGCTATATCCTTGAATGTACTGGGCTGGGGGGAATACGGCCATTTTGTCTATGAATTAGGTTCGTGCGTTAGTGCGTCAAGCATAGCTTCTGCGGTTTGCCTGTAAGGATTTCTCGGCGTTAAGCAAATCCCTTGGCATTCCTCTTGTGGATGAAGGCGCAAGATATGGGGTTGCTCCATCTAGCGTTGCCATGGCGATTGATAGGGCCAAAACATCGTCGTCGTGGTTTCCACTCATCGCCTCGGCCTTGCCTGAATCAGTAATCACAAACGTCTTAAGCTCTGATAGGATGTTCGGGCAATAGATATTGATTCCACCACCATCCATATCCCCGTCCCTGATTGCCGTGGCTAGTGTTTCAATCGCCAGTGTCCTTGTCTTTTCAGTTGTTTGCCATCCAAGTGCCTTAGCCTTCTTGGATTCCCGTAAATTGAAGATTTCACGTTGGTAAATTGGTGTTTGTGCGTCTTTCAGCAATTCAATCAGGGCCAATCCGGAGTTATTTACCTCCGGAACGACCATGCAACCACCGAAGAACCTCGAAAGCCTGTCCACGAAAAGGGCAAGAACGTCAATATCCACCCTGCAAGGAGGCTTGAGCCTACCAACCACCGAAGGCGGGATCCATTTGCCGGATACGAAAGCTCCGGATGCCAATACAATCACTGAGTGACAGTCCGGCTCCCTTGTGGATCCTGCCACCTGACTTGCGCCAGTCATTGTATCGACGCCAATCAGATACCGGCGACCGTACTCCGGCCTTTCCCATAGCCACAACCATGCCTCGGCGGATCCAGTGGGCCGGAATACAACCGAATTACCTGAAGGATCCAGCACACCCTCGGTTCTCTGCTTCTTTCTGGTTAAAACCTCGATTCTCTCAACCCCTGACCGGTCAAACCTTGGCCGGCCTGACGTTAAGAAGCATGAAACGTCGTCGGTGGGGTATTCCTGATTGAAAAGCTCGGCGTCTCCACCGCATTTCTCGCCCACAATCCGGCGACGCCATGCAAGATTCGGTATCGTCGCACCCAAACCCATCAGATTCCTTTCTGAATCTGTAATAGACGCCTTAATTTCCTCCTCTTTCTCAGCCGGTAACGTCTCGACCGAATCCGCAAAGCTATACCAAGGCCAAAACACACGGATAAACCCGTTCCCCTTCTTTCCTTTTTTGAAGTCCTCGAACCAGACGGCTTTTTGCCACCTCTCGTAGAATGCTCCGGATGCCCCGTTTGGGGTGGATTCAACAATGACTAAGGTTTTAGGCTCATCGGGTACGCAATTCAGAATCGAAAGGAGTACGCTTTCAGCATTCCGTTCGCCCCGCTTCTTCCAGTGTGCGACCTCCGACGCCAAGACCACCTGAAACGTCGATGACATGCCGGCCCGTGGATCGTTTGCAGTTTCCTTGTGGCAACTTGAATCATTTGAGAATGCCAACTTTGTCTTAAACCATTCGTTGCTCCATGCGTGATCGTCCATGTCTGCATACCGGCTAAAGATTTCCGCAAGATTGTTTGACGTATCCAACTCATCCCCAATCAAAGCGCACCTAGCTCCGGAGAAACGACGCAAGAAGGTATAAACGCAAGCGCATGAAACCGTTGAGGATCCCTTTTGGCGAGGCTTAAGGATAACGATTCTAGGACGCTCGTTATTTTCGATACACCACTCAATCACTTCCGAAACGAACTTCTGAAAATCATTCGGCTTGGGCCTAACTAGATTGCCGGCCTTGTTTTTAATGATTCCAGACGTTGCCATCCAAAGTGCCGGACTCGTTTCGATTACCGAATCCAGACTCATAAACCGAGGATCCTGTGAAACGGGCATCGACTCTTCCCGTCCTTTTTCCAGACCTGATCCCTGTAATACGACTCATGGGCGTCCATCTTAAGTTTTGTTTTCTGGATCTCTGCAAGATCCTTCTTACTTAGCGTCCCGCAAGAATGTCTCCCGCCCATCTCTGACCGCTTGAAGGGTATAGCCTGAACCAACGGAGTTCCCTGCTCGATGATTCCGGAAAACTTGGGATCCTTTAGCACAAACGGGAAGTTGATCTGATTCTTAAACTTATCGCATTCAACGATTGCGGAAAAACATTCGAATCTAGGATCTGCCCTATTTAGGGGAGGCACAAACAATACCGACCAACCGGCGGGAACATGGATATGCCAGAAGTTTGAGAACTTAAGCGGTTGCGCCGGATGGGTTGGATGGGCCTCGCCACCCAACTGCCAAGGTTGGTGCATCCCTATGATCTTCGATGGGAAGGCACTATCCGTTGCTACAATCGAACCCTTCTCGGTTGAGACAAGCTCGACGTCACCGGCCAGAGGAATGATGAAGCCGGCGGAAAGAGAGTCTAGGAATGGGGCGCACCTCTTCACTGTTCCCTTGCTTAACCCCTGATTGCCCGTGCGGTGCGGAAGTTTTTTGTACCAGTCCGGCAGAAATTGACTGGCTGGGTAAGGCTCAGGGATAACCCCCTTGAATCGTTCCTCGCAAAGAAACCGGATCCTTGGGGAAAAGATCATATATAGAAAGCCCCGTCTGCCCCCTTATTCCTTGCTGATGCTGAGTAATAAGGCTTATCCAATCTTTTACGTAGCGTAGATCCATCGATGGGCGAATGGCACATCCGGAGTAGCAGATCTAGGTCAGGAGATTTTAGGAAGTTAAGAAGATCCACCACTTCCCCGTCATGACGCATCGTGGTTACTTTACTGTCTTTACTGAAACCGTATTTGCTTAGAGATCCAACCTTCTTAAGTTTATCGACGATTCCTCCGGCCCGAAGATGGCGATATTCGTGAATCGCCTCGGCGACGACCGCTTCGATCAGTTTTACGCAGTTTTCGGCGATGTAGCCTTTTTTTGTGCGTTTTCGTTTTGTCTTTCGGCCAGAAGTAGAGGATGGACGTTTCACCTTGGATAATTCCTTTTAGACTTGATGTAATCGTTCGCCCCATGATGTTGTCAGATTAACAACAACATCTATCTTAGTAAAGCCTTGAATATCCATGACCACCATTGGCTC